GCTGTTAACCGATCGGTCGCAGGTTCGAATCCTGCCTGTGGAGCCATTTTGTTATTATCTTAAATTTAAGATAATGCTTCCATAGCTCAGCAGGTAGAGCACTTCCATGGTAAGGAAGGGGTCGTCGGTTCGAATCCGGCTGGAAGCTCTTGATACTAAAGGCTTTTACTCGATTTTGAGTAAAAGCCTTTTTCCGTTCTTCTAACATTCTTCTAACATGCGGTTTTAAATCGAATATATGTTCTTGATTTTCTCCATGTTTTTGTTGAAAAGTTGGACTGCTTCAAACTGCATGGATGGCAGCAAATGAGTGTAAGTGTTCAATGTCATTTCGATGGATCCGTGCCCTAATCTTTCTGATACCACTTTTACTGGCACTCCCATTTTGAGCATTAGCGTTGCATGGGTATGCCGCATGTCATGGAATCGGATTTTAGGCAGCCCTGAACGTTCTACAAATTTATCAAATCTCCGGTTTACATTTCTCACGTCTACCGGGTCACCAATCGCATTACAAACAACTAAATCCAAGTTACTGTAATCAGGTCCAGCTTTGAGTTTGTGTTCTGCTATTTCCTTTTTTCTCTTTAATAAAAACTCCACTGTGGTTTCATCTATATCAATTACCCGCCTTGCATTGGCTGTTTTCCCTTCTGAAAAGCCTGTTTTCGAATAGGAGCGCATTACCCTTATCTTATTATTGATAAAGTCAATATCCCCCCATTTTAGGCCCAGTATCTCCCCTTTTCGCATTCCAGTGTATAAAGCAAGATGATAAACAATATAATCCCATTCGTCTTTGACAAAGTCTAAGAATTTAAGCATTTGCTGTTCATCCCAAACAGTAATATCCTTATGCCTCACTGCTGGAGGTTTTACCACACTTGCCGGATTACGCTTAATTAGCTGATATTGGGTAGCATATTCCAACGATGCACGAATAATAGAATGTATTTTCTTTATGGTTGCGCTGGACTTACCCTCCTTTTCGAGTTGGGTGTAAAAGTTATCTATCGCCAAACTGTTTAATTTGTCCAACCTGAACTTCCCAAGTTGTGGTTTGACGTGTGCGTCAATTAAATATTTGTAAGTTTGATATGTGTTTTTACTAATTTTACTCTTCCTGTTTTCTAACCATTCGTCTATAAATTCTTTGTACTTTTGCCTTGATGGTTCAATATATGTTCCGTCATTTAATTCATTTAGTATGCGCGGAAGTTCTTTTTCGGCATCTTTTCTTGTTCTAAATCCAGAAATCCATTTTTGTTTCCTTGTTTCATCTCCAATATCGACGACGATATAGTATCGATTCCCCTTTTTAGCTATATGTCCTCGCATAACTCATATTCCTTCCTAACACGTTATTTCTGTACATTTCAAGTCGTCTAAGCGCAAAATCAAACTCCACATTGAAAAGTTCCATTACATCATAGATCGTCACCTCCCTTAATTGCTGTAACATAAAGGTTGGAACACAAAAATGATAAGCGAAATGATTCGCCTGGCTCTCCTGTAATTGTAGAAATAGAGGATGCATTTTCAGTTGATTGCCGCAATGTCTGAGATAGTGGCAAACTTCATGACCGAACATTTGCCATTCCCTCTGCCTTGTCGATCGCTTAATCATGATGTGGTTTCCGATGCGAAAACTGATTCCCCCATAGCAAACATTTAGGCCTAGCTTTGATGCGATGGTCGGGACGTTTAACTGTTCGGGCTTTCTAATGTCCATGGAATGATAAAGTGATTTGATGTACTCCTCTACATATGTATATACATACACATCATCCCCTCCTAAATCAAAATAGAATATATGTTCGGTTTATGATTAAAAGAAAAGGTGTACTTAAATGATGCACACCCGGAATATTGGTTTACATTTTTTTGCTTTGAGTATAATATATAATAAAAAGGAGGTTTTTAATATGAACAAAAATAAATTAGGTCAAACTTTTAGTAAATTATTTCAAGAGATTCATAATCAACATCAATCTTCAAAAGAACAATACGAAGGTATTTCAGAACGAATGACAAAAATGAAATCTGAAATGGATGAACGTAGAAAAAAGTTTAAACTCATTCGAAATAGATAGCGATCGGTGATACAATGTAATTGCCTTTTTGTAATATTCCGATTGTGTTTAAAAGAAAATATAATATTTCTCCAAATTCTAAATGCGCATGATTCCCCTTAAATTCAGGTAGCTCTACATCGTCCACTTTTCTTGTCACCTTTCCGACAATAGTTATATCTATAGTAGATTTTTTTGCACCATACTTAAACGTTAAATCTTTTGAGGATTCTCTTAAAAATGATGATTTTAAAGGCAATAAAAGGTTATCCGCTAATAAAAATGAATCTGATGGCAGAATGTCTGATATGTACTCTAGAACCCCTTGTAGAAATTTAAAGTCTTCTTCAGTTATCTTCTTTTCTTTATTATGCTTAGATTCGATTTCCTTTAGCTTTTGTCTATTTAACGTTTTTTCTTGCCCCTTTAACTGGTCTATCTTGTTTTTGAATTTTTTAATTTCCTGTTCCTGCTCATAATACATAAGCTCCACCAGTTTATCCGGATTGAAAGCCTTTTTCATGTAATTAAAATCAATTATTCGAAAGCGAGATTTTATATTTATATAATCACCCTGTTTGATATCTGAAATTTGAGTATTAAATAGTTGCTTATTTTCCATGTATTCTTCAAATCTTTTTAGGGCATCGTCATGAAGTTTCTTTGAGATGATTTCTCTTCCTGACTCCAACTGACTAAGAGAAATTCGTTCATTTGAAGAAAATATAGGACTTATACCAGAAGAAACTTCACCAGTGGGACTTTTGAACAATAGAGGAATCTCTATTTCTCCAAGCGAAAATTTTCCCTCGATAAACGATTCTGTTTGGCTTCCTTTTTGTAATTCATTCTGTTCAGTAATTTCTTCTGTGGACTCCTTATTCATATTTGTGATTAAACCATCTTCAATTTGTGAGATATATGAATGTAGATAATTAGTATCTAAGTATATTACTTCTTTCACTCTTAATCCCTCCTTTAATATTTAGAATATAAGTTCGGTTTTAGTGTACAATATTAGGTGTACAAATAAATGCACACCTTTAGAAATTGCTTATTGTCCGTCTGTATCTACATCAGAAACAGGAAATTGGGTAAGTATCTTTAATTGATTTTTAGCTGGTTTTACTTGTACAGAAAAAACTTTTTTTGTTTCATAATCCATGAAATCTAATGTTGCTGTGGAATCATCTTTTCTCCGGCCGCCAATCGCCGCCCCTGCTATTGCACCAACCCCACCAGTTAATGCACCACCGATAATTGCTCCAGCAGCAGCTTTACCGCCACTTCTTTTGTAAGCTAAGTTTGTATTCATTCCTAAGAAGTAATATTTTTTCTTTTTGATTACCACTACACCTTCTTCTTTATCCTCAATCATGGTATAAACATTTCCCATTGACTTTGGAAGAAGATTTTTGCCTCCAATCACTTCAAAAACAGCACGTTTTTTAAACATTTTTTGCCTCCTTATTGATTTTCTTCTCTAATCGCTTAATCCTTCCTTCAAAACCAGTTTTTGTGCCATCTTTTAAGTTAAGTTGAATTGCTTTTTCACACACTTTAATTGCATCATCGTATTTCCCTTGATTTTCGTAAATAATTGCCAGTCGATGAAAGGAAGGAAATCGCGGCGGAGTAAATACTAGTTGTCCTGCTTCATTATAATATTTAAATGCTTCATCTCTTTTCATGAGATTTAATACTTTCGGGGCTATTTTTATATCTTCTTTACAGTATTCTATACATTTTTCTAATGCATCTTTTTCTTTGTCTCGAAGAGCGTAATGGTAATCAATTATACTATTGTAATAAAAATGACGATCTATTAGGTTGTTTTCAGTTAGTTTAAAAGCCTTTTTATACAAAGCCTTAGCTTTGGCATCATTTATGTATTTGTTTGCTTCAATCTCTTTCATTATATTAGAGAAGTCATATTTTCTATTGTAATTATAAGTGGCTTTCTTTGGTTTATCCTTCCTGAAAAAATTAAATAAACCCATCGTTATTTTTCACCTTGGCTTTTCTTGAATTTGATGAATTCGTAAACTTCTTCCAGCTGATCAGCGGACATATCAGATAGGTCTTTAAACATTAAATTCGACTCCGGAAATTCCTTTATTATTTTTTCGATTATAAGTTTTCTTTGAGATTCTTCTTCTAAAATGTTATCACGACCCAATAGATAATCAATCGAAACTTCATATAAATCAGCTAATTTTTTTAGTGTTTCCGTATCTGGATCACGATAATCTCTTTCATAATTTGATAAAACCGCATTAGTAATTCCAATCTTTTTAGCTACATACACTTGAGACCAATTTCGTTTTTCCCTTTCTTGTTTTAAACGAGATCCTAAACTCATAGTTACCACCATTCTATTTTATCTATTGAATCTACATATAGTTTACACCATTTAAACGCTGTGTTGAATAAAATAAACAAAAAGTTTATAAAAAGTCTTGACAGTAAACTTTATGTTGATATAATAAAAATAGAACTTAAACTTTACGTTGAATCAAAGGTGGTGAACAAATGTTATTACATGAGAAAATTAAAGCCGTGAGAAATTTTAAAGGAATTAGACAAAAACCAATTGCTGATGCACTAGGCATGACAGTACAAGCATACAGTTTAAAGGAGCGGGGAAAGCGCCCAATTACAACTTCTGAATTAGAATTGATTGCCAAACAATTAAATGTACCAATAACGGTTTTTTTTGAAGATAATTTCAACGTAAAGTTTAATGATATTGTTCAATTTAAAGCTAAGAAGGAGGTGATTTAACTGGACCTTGAAACAGTCACACTCCTGGCAAAAGTTCAATACAAAGTCTTAGAAGCAGCTTTGATGGTACGTGACGGATATACAAGAGAAGAAATCACGGAACACCTGATTGAATTAGCAGAATCAATAAACGATAACTATCCAATTAAAAAGGGGTGAGTGGTTTGAATCAATTACAAAAGATATTCAATTACCAAGGTAACCAAGTAAGAACGGTTGTTAAAAATAATGAGCCTTGGTTTGTAGCTAAAGATGTTTGCGATATTTTAAAACACTCTAATTCCCGTGTTGCGTTATCCAGACTTGACGATGACGAGAAGGGGGTAAGTAAAGTTTACACCCCTGGTGGACAACAAAACATGAGTGTCGTAAATGAATTTGGTCTATATAACCTTGTTCTCACAAGTAATTTACCGGAAGCTAAAAAATTCAAACGCTGGATCACTCATGAAGTGATACCATCCATTCGCAAAACTGGTGGCTATGTAGCAAATGATGATTTGTTTATCGAAACTTATCTTCCACAAGCTGACGAGCAAACGAAACTTTTATTCCGGACAACGCTAAAAACAATGCGTCAGCAAAATGAGCAGATTGCGAAGATGAAGCCTAAAGCGTTGTTTGCGGATGCTGTAGAAACTTCCGAGTCGTCCGTTTTGGTCGGGGAATTGGCGAAAATCCTCAAACAAAACGGAATCGAAATCGGTCAAAATCGCTTATTCGCATGGCTTAGAGAAAATGGATTCCTCATTAAACAAAAAGGCGAATCTTACAATCTACCAACTCAGCGCAGCATGGACATGGGGTTGTTTGAGATTAAGAAGAGAGTGATCAACAATCCAGACGGTTCAATCAGAACAACTAGAACTCCGAAAGTCACCGGAAAAGGTCAAATTTACTTTGTCAATAAATTCCTCAATCAACAGGAGGCGATCTAAATGTCCATGGAAGAAATGATTCGTCAAATAGTACGAGAGGAGAACGAGAAGCACTTGCAGGACATCAAGCGCTTGCTCGAATCGTACTCACTGAATGACGAACCGAAAACACTGTCAGTGAAAGAGGCTGCAGAGATTTTAGGTTTTGGGATAAACAAAACCTATGAAATGATTCACCAGGCAGAGCGCACAGGATTTCCACACATTAGGGACGGTAATAGGATTCGCATCCCGTATCAAGCGTTTATCGCATGGATGAACGAAAGGGCGAAACAAGCAATCTAGGAGGTTATGACTTTATTATAACTCACACACATTATATGTCTTTGCTCTACAAGCAAATTTGCCTAGAAAGCAAAAAAAGGGGGTGGTGGTAATTCGATTTGGCAAGTTGTTAAGGCGAATGAGAAAGGATGCTGGTATGAGTCAAGAAGAAATGGCCGAGGCCTTGCACATGTCGATCAGCAACATTTCAAGATTTGAAAATGACATTTATGACATAAAGGCGATCGACTTTTTCCGATGGGCAAAAATAACAAACAATCCGGACGTGTTGATGGCTATATACGCAGCGATAGACGTAGCGACTCAAGTCCAGCCATTAACACAACTTATCAGCGGCACAATCACACTGTTAGGAGGAATAGCATGAATTTCAAAAAACACTTCCGAGAGCAAGACATTCCAGAAGCGATCAAGGAGCTTAATTGTATTGAAGACTTGATGAAGCTTGTTTTGCTGAACATCCATAGTGGCGGGCTGGAAAGAGCAGAAACACGCTTATACGATGTATTGAGGTCAGTCGAACGATTAATGCATTTAAACAAAGCAAAGCGAAACGAGGACATGATTTTGGCTCACAGAGAGCTATTGGAGGAATTCTTTAATGAACAAAATCAGACACTTCATAGTTGACTACTTCATCGACGATCCGGAGCAAGTGACCGGATGGGATGAATTGATGTTCTATTCGATAATGGCGAGCCCGATCTTTATATTAATTCTTGTTCTGATCATGAGTTAGGGGGATGAGCAAATGGAAATGCCACAGTACATCATTGAAAAAATTAAAGAGAATAGAAGATTGATTGAAGAATACCAGAAGCTGGCAAAAGAGCTTTTCGGATATACGACAAACATCAGGACTGATGATCTTGACATCATTTGCCTGGCTTTAGAGTTTCATCAGGAATGGATGTTAGAACGAATCAAAGATATAGAAGATTTGTTAGAACAAAAAAATAACTCACGCTGCAACGTGAGCCAATGAAACATGTTTTATCAACTTATTAATTATATTCTACCACAAATCGGTAGTAAGAGGAAGACTGAGCAAAAAATCAAACGGAGGTGGAAAGTCTCCTTGTACACAGTCTACCAGCTTAGTCCTTCCTTTAGCGTGCGGGAGTGATTCCCCCTTATCTATAGTTCAGTTTCAATCGTATGCCCTCCCACGCTCCTGCACGCTAAAGGGCGGATTAAGCTCGAGAAAGGAGGTTCAAACTTTGTACAAAAGTGATATGCACGATTTGGCGAGAGGTAGTTTTGTTGCCGCAATCGTCATTGTTTCAATCTTGCTTTTTATTATCACAATCTAAGGGGGGGTAATCATGATCGAATGGAGCAACGACAACATCGAATGGGTTAACGACAGCACAGCCGTCATTAACGGCGGTAGCAAGTATATGTTCCGAGGAATTATCCGAGGTCAAGGATATCCACCAGTGACTTATATCGCAGACAGCAAAGAAGAGCTTGAAGAGCTTATGGACGGACTGGTCCTTGATCAATGGATATTTTATGTGAAGGAGGTGCAGTGATGGGATTAGAACATCCGGCAATTGCACGAACAATTCGGACAGGCTATCCGGAACCAGAACCGGAAGTCGTCGGCATTTGTGAGGGATGCGGTGAGGATATTTATGAAGGCGACGACATTTACGACTTCAACGGTGCCATGATTCATCAAGATTCCGGATGCTGTGAGGAATACATCTCAAACGCAGCTATCAGCATCATAGCAGAATAAAGGCGCTCCATACAGAGCGCCCCAAATCAAATATATTCTATGTCTATTATAGCCCAAAAATAGGAGGGAAACAAATGGCTATTAGCACTCTGGAAATGACCCGGAAAGAATGGTTGAAAGAACGGACGAAGGGGATAGGCGGTAGTGATAGTTCAGCTATATTAGGTTTTAATCCGTGGAAGTCTCCATTTGAATTATACATTGAAAAAACAAGTGATCATGTTGAAGAAATCGACAACGAAGCTATTCACTGGGGAAATGTTCTTGAAGATGTTGTAGCACAAGAATTCACACGTAGAACAGGTAAAAAAGTGCGTCGTCGCAATCAAATGTTTAGACATAAAGAACATGATTTTATGATTGCAAATATCGATCGTGATGTAGTTGGCGAAAGAGCATTACTCGAATGTAAGACTACTAATGCATTCAATGCAGACGCTTGGGAAGGTGACCAAATTCCGCCTGCTTATATGTGTCAATTACAGCATTACATGGCGGTTTTAGATTATGAAAAAGCATATATCGCAGTGCTGATTGGCGGGCAAAAATACGTTTGGAAAGAAATTGAACGTGATGACGAATTTATCGAATTAATGATCCAACATGAAAAAGACTTTTGGGAAAACCATGTACTTGCTGGTGTTCCGCCAGAGATTGACGGCAGTAAGTCAGCAAGCGAATTGCTAAATGCGATGTATCCAGAAGATAACGGTGAAATCATCACATTAGATGACGATGCTGAAATGCTTATCGAAGCAATTGAAAACATTAAAGCAGAAGTTAAGGAAAAACGTGAGTTACAGAAAGAGTACGAAAACAAGTTGAAATTAATGATCGGCGATGCCAGGACGGGCGTCACACCACGTTATGAGGTACGAAATATCACTGTTACATCAAATAGGTTAGATAGTCGTAAATTACGTGCTGAAATGCCTGATATTGCAGAAAAATATACGAAGCAGTCATCATACAGACGGATGACTATTAAGGAAATTGAGGTGGAGTAAATGAGAAGTATCATTTGTTGTGTATCGTGTGGCTGGGGAAGTAAAGGTAATAAAAAAGAAGTTGAACAACAAACAGACAAGTACGGAGAGTTTATTTGTAGTAGATGTGAAGAGAGTTGGAACGCGATTGTTGATGCAAGAGAAGACTCAGATGGATTTCTACTTGATAAAGTTTTTGGAAAGACCAAAGCACTCATAACTTCAAAGCATATTTACTATCACGATGGACCGAGAGTTAAAGATCCCAAAACGCCTTTCTTGGGGTTTGGTGGTAGTTGGTTCCTTGTAGTCGATATGAAGAAACCGGAAATTTATGTTACAAATAACCTTTTTCACGACAGGACTGTTCCAGAGGCGTTTCAGAAGAAGTTAGAAAAAAGTGGTGCAATCAACGCTAAAGTGATGGAAGTGGATAAGGCTTTACTTGAAGAGTTAAAAAGAAACTTAAATGATATTCCATATTTAAATGATAAACAAATCAAGGAGGAAGGGTAAGTGTCTGAATTATTGATTGTCAACAGGGCTATTAGTGGTAATCGAATGGCAATTCGCAAAGAAGATGTGGTCACATTTTATGAAGATGAAATTGAAGTTGATGATGAGACAAAAAAGTGCGTAAAGATAGAGCTGCAAAATCATAGCTTTGATTGGGTAAAGGTCAATAACAAGTTTGATTATATCCTAAATAATATCAAGGAGGAAAAATAGATGACACAAACAGAAAAAATGAAACAGCAGTTACAAGCTAAAAAAAGTGGTGAAACCGTTAAAAAAGGGGGCGGAAAGACGTTTGAAGACTATTTAAAACAAATGGCACCAGCAATGTCTGAAGCATTGCCGAAGCATATGGATGTTGACCGATTAATGAGATTAGCGACGACGGTATTTAGAACTACACCACAATTGAGAGAAGCAGATATCGGTAGCGTTTTAGGCGCTATTATGCAAGCAGCACAATTGGGATTAGAGCCCGGACCAATAGGGCACTGTTATCTATTGCCCTTTAAAAACAAAGGGAAAACAGAATGTCAATTTATCATTGGTTATAAAGGCATGATTGACCTTGCAAGGCGGTCGGGACACATTAAGTCAATTTATGCCCATGCGGTTTACGAAAACGATGAATTTGAATACGAATTAGGACTTGATCCAAAGCTTAAGCATATTCCGAATATGGACGGCGATCGTGGAGAGTACATCGGATCATATGCAGTTGCCCACTTCAAAGATGGCGGATATCAAATGGAATTTATGCCAAAAGCAGAGATTGAAAAACGCCGTCTATCCAGTCCTGGTGGAAGAAGTAAATACAGTCCTTGGAATAACTTCTACGAAGAAATGGCGAACAAAACGGTAATTCGGCATATGTGGAAGTATTTGCCTATTTCAGTAGAAATACAAGAAGCAGTGCAGTATGACGAAGGAACAGCACGATCCATCAAAGATATTACACCGGACGATGATGTGTTTTTAGAAGCACCTGAACCGATAAAAGTTGAATCAGACGATATAGAAGAGCCACAAGAACAGCAAGAACAACAAGAGTTCCCGGTTGAGTGATCAATGTGCATAACACTACAAGAGTCCTCTTGCCTGCTTGGATCTTTGAGCAGGCAGGGGATGATAAAAATGAGTTGAGACGGTTGGTTTTAAGGTACATGAATAAGAGTTATCCAGATTATCGAATCATTAAGGTGCAAGGCAGATTTGCCATATGCGAGAGAGGGTTGAGAAATGCCCAAAAATCTAATAAGAAGCAGTAATTATTGGGTATTAAACAAAACATTAGTCAAAAGACTGGGAATAGAAACAGCGTTTTTGTTAACAAACTTGATAGAAGCTGAACACATGATGAAAACAAAAGATGGATGGTTTTTTCAAACTATAGAAAAGCTAGAGAAGGTGTCTACGCTCTCTAGATACAAACAAGAAAAATGTATTGAAAAATTAAGAGAAGAAGGGCTTATCGATGTAGAGGTTAAAGGACTACCTGCTAAAAGATATTTTCGAATCAACGATCAAAGGTTAGCCGAGTTCATTTTAATTGAAAACAAGTTTGTAAAAAACTCACAAACTGGTGTGAAAGAAACTGACAAACAGGTTAGCGAAAAACCAGCAACGAGTAAAGAAAGTAATTATAAAGAAAGTAATTATAAAGGTAGTAGTAGTAAGTGCGCTGAAAATCCATTTGAATTTTACGAACAAAACTTTGGAATGATAAGTCCTTTCATTGCAGAAAACATCGAAAAATGGGTTGAAGATTTGTCAGATGAATTGGTTGTTGAATCTATGAAGTTAGCACTTAAAGCTGGAAAGAAATTTAATTATGCAGAAGGAATCATGCGTTCTTGGTTACGCAACAACATCAGAACATTAGATGATGTTCGGGCCGCAGAAGTTGAGTTTGAAAATAGAAAAACAAGTAAACATAAAACTATTGATGATATTGACTGGGATAACTTGTGAGGTGATCATTTTGGATCGTGAACAGGTTAAAAAATTATTCAAATTCCTAGCAAGCATTTATCCAAATTTCGAGGTATCCAGCCACAAATTAAATGTATGGGCACGAATGATGAGGGATATGGACTATAAACGTGTAATGGCAAAAGCCGAACAACATGCTATAGAAAATAAATTTCCGCCAACCATTGCTGATATCGCAGCATACGCACCACCTGAAAATGAAACTTTAAAGAAAATGGAACAATGGCGTAAGGAGGCTGAACAGGTTCCAACAGAGGTTAAATTGCGATTTAGAGAAAAAATGCAGCAACTCATACGGGAGAAAGGCAAATGATGATAAACAAAGCAGCTGAACAATCTGTTATAGGGGCAATTTTGCTTGATGGTTCTTTATACAAAGACTTAAAGCTTGAAAGTAAACATTTCGGTGACATATCCCACAGAAAAATCTATGAAGCTATCGAAAGGGTCTCTGAAAAAGAACAAAACATCGATATCGTAACTGTTACAACTGAGCTAGGTGATTTAGTTAACAGCGTCGGCGGTGTAAGTTATTTAACAGAATTGGCTCAGTCAATCCCAACAACAGCCAACTTGCATTTTTACGAATCGGCAGTGTTTGAGGCGTACAGACAGCGGAAAACACGTGAGATTGCACTTAGATATGCCGAAAATCCAAACGATGAAGCACTACATAAATTAATTACTGACCTAGAAACCACAAAAGAAATTGGAGTACAGACACAAGAAAAGTCACTCAAAGACCATTTAGCAGACATTGTCGATGACATGTACAAAGACCCGGAAGAGCGAAAGGGCGGTCATAGGACAGGTTTTACCGACTTAGATCGTATGACAGGCGGTTTACAGCCAGGCGATCTAATCATCATTGCTGCTAGACCTTCAGTAGGAAAAACAGCATTTGCACTAAACATAGCGGCAGGTCATTGTTCGAATGCTGGATCATCGCATTTGTTTAGCTTAGAGATGAGCACGAAAAGCTTGCTACAGCGAATAATATCATCCAAGGCAAAAATAAATGGCCAAAAGTGGCGGTCAATGGCGTTTAATCACGAAGATTACAACAATGCTATGACGGCAATTGGAATCATTTCCGAGTGGGATTTAAACATCTATGATCAGACCAGAACGATCAACGATATTAGACCAATCATTCGTAAAGCAGTGCACGACGATCCAGACGGAAATCATTTAATTATCATTGATTATTTGCAGTTATTACAGACGAGCGGAAGATACGAAAACAGAAACCTTGAAGTTGGTGCAATGACGAGAGAGCTAAAGCTCCTAGCGATGGAATTAGACGTACCAATTGTTTTGTTATCGCAGTTATCACGTGCGGTTGAACAAAGACAAGACAAGCGCCCAATGCTGTCAGACTTGCGAGACAGCGGAAATATCGAGCAAGACGCTGATGTTGTTGGATTTTTGTATAGGGATGATTACTATGATGCGCAATCAGAACAACAAAACATTATCGAGATCATCATATCTAAACAGCGTAACGGACCAACAGGAACAGTTGAGTTAGCGTTCATGAAAGAATATGGAAAGTTTTTAAACCTAGATTATCGATATTCAGGGAGTGAACAAAATGAGCAAATTGGAGCGACAGGCAATTGATAAAGAACGTGAGAAAGATGTTCTTAAACGGGCGGTTGTTAGCTTGCACAGAAAAGGAAAATTAACACCAATCATAGTTAAAACAGCCATCGAACAAGCTTTTATTCTCGGACACAATGCTGGCCATTGCCGTGGTGAGCAATACAGCAACACGAAGGTGAGACTATCATGACAAAACTTTATATTAAAACTAAAACCGAAAAAGGGCCGGATGGCGAAAAGTTACTGATTGTCGAAACATATGCGAGCAAACCGGCTCAACCGTATCAGATCATTTGGGTGAGGTGAAACGATTGAAACATTTGCATAACACACTGATTGACTTTGCTCATGTAGCTAATGAACAGGAAAAGAAAGGTATCGAAAAATATGGTCAGCCACTTGATCCAGATGACAGTTACGATTGGCTAGAAATGGCCAAAGAAGAGCTTGTAGATGGTTATAAATACCTTTTAGCCGAGCAAGTACGGAGAAACAGAGTTATAGACGACATCCGACAAATCATGAGAACAGACGTTAAACCAGATGTTTATAACAAGATAAACGATTTGTTGAAAGAGTTGGAAGGCAGAGGAGGGGTGGAATCATGAAATGCAAAAAATGCAGGAGACAAGTTAATCACATAAATAGTTTGAACGTATGTTGGATAAGCGGATTGTAGCACTCATTTGTGAGTTATATGAGTGTGTGAACGAGGCGAGGTTCTTTAAGTTTTGGAGCGATAATCAAAGTCCAAACACAGAAAATTTACTGGAAGAATACGCAGACGTTATCCACTTTGCATTATCTGTCGCAAACAGCTTGGGGGTTCATGAGCACGAATATATCGAAACTCAACCAGCAGACTTAAGCAAATTGGTTATCGGAATTACAAATCAAGCAACAGTTTTATCCATGTCACGTAGTAAAGAGCATGTGCACAGCCTGTTAAACAACATCATAGCGCTTGGGTATCAGCTCGGATTTACTGAGCAACAAGTTATCGATGCTTACAATGCTAAAAATAAAATCAATCATGAAAGGCAAGAGAGTGGATATTAATGATCGAATTTACAGTACCAGGAAGGGCAGTTCCTGCAGTTAGGATGACTCAACGAAGTAAGTTTACAAAACGAGCCAAGCGATATTTAGCATACAAAAACAAAGTCGGTTGGGTCGCAAGACAGCACTTCAGGGGGCGACCTACCGACAAGCCCGTAAAGTTAAGTATAGCAATATATCTTTCTGGTGGAAACCAGGGGGATATTGATAATTATTATAAAACTATTGCTGATAGTTTAAATGAAATTATTTATGAAGATGATAGACAAATTAAAGTTATGGAGGCCAAAAAAATTGAATGTGGGAAAGACGAAGAACGGGTTGAGATTAGGGTCTACGAGATTGATGAATTTATAGCATAAAAAATATTAAGAAAGGAGTCGAAAGTATGGTTTTAATAATTATTTTAGGAGTTTTATACGTGTTGTCGTTAGGGTGCTACAGAATTGCTTATTTGAAAAGAATGGAGGAGTTAGAAAAATGAAAGTTTATTTAGCACATCCAATCTCGACAACAGGAGAATTTAACGATAGTAAACGTGTAGCTAATGAGATTAGGCAATTAGGATATGAAGTATATGCTGCAGCCGAAAATCTTGCTATTAACGATAAATCAAATGATCCAACTCCTAGAGATATTTATGACGGAGATGTATCTGAAATCATGGACTGCAATGTTTTCGTAGTTAACCTAACTGGTGGTCTTCAAGACGGAACAATATCGGAGGTTGGGTTCGTATCAGGATATAACGAGGCAAATAAATCCAATCCCATCAAAATAATAGGTTATACATCAAACACAAGATTACAAAAACCTCAATTCTACAAATCTATCCCGTCTTCGCACGCCAACCACTTGGTCTTAGGAATGATAGAAAAATGGGGAGAGTTCGCGGGAGATGAGAAAAAAATGCTAGAAATTTTAAGTGGGGACATGAATGATTGTGAGGAAAAACAAGGAGAGCTCGTTAAATAAAAAACCGGGATTGCTCCCGGCGTCGAAAAATTATCATGTTGGCTAACTTTATCATAACACACAGGGGGCGATCCTATGTGTAAACAGAGATGGCGCATTAAGTTTAAGATAGATCCAAATCGTTATATGTGGAAAAAAATAAAAAAACCGCCTAAGCCAATAAAAAGAAGTAGATATGCTGAGCTTCTTTTCCGAGAAGGGGCGGGGTGGAAAAAATGAACAAGCAAGAAATCGAACAGGCGCTTAGAGATTACAATTGGATGATTAACGAGATCAAAAGGCAAAGGGATCTTATGGATATAAAAGGCGGTAATTTAGTCGCACACATAGACGATATGCCAAAGCAAAAAGGAAGAACGGGCGATCCGGTAGCTATGGAAGTGATGAGGCGAGACAAAGCCAGTAAATGGGTACAAAAGCTAGAGGAGAAAGTGCTTTTTATACAAAAGCGTGTACCGATCATAAAAGATGAAAGAGAAAAAGCAGTACTGCAATGCATGTTAGATGGGTTGAGTATGCGGGCTATAAGCCATCATATGGGACTATCAGAAAGGCATGTATTTAGAATAAAAGACTCAATCGTGGCACAAATGGCAGAGATGGCAGACATGTCAGACTTGTCAGGGATGGCAGACAGTTTTACAAACAAAAAATCATGTGTGTAAAATGGGAGGTAGGTACGGGGCGGAAAAATTCCCCGGTGAGAACGGAATATCCCGGGACTGAAACCAGACAAGACTTGGGAGTAGGTCCATACCGACCATCCATGCAATCTCTTGGGTGGTCTTTTTAATGGAGTGTGGTGAACATGTAATGCCAAACTGGGAAAAAATTAGAAAAGAGTGGGAAACGTCAAACATCACTCTAAAAGCACTGGCTGAAAAACATAATGTAAAACTAGGCACTTTGAAAAGCAGAAAGAGCCGGGAAAAATGGTCAAGAGATGCAACTAAAAAGGATGCAACCAAAAGTAAAAAGGTTGCAACCCTAAAAAAGAAAGATGCAACTAAAAAACAGAATAAAAAAACACAAGAAGAGCCTGTTATCGAAAACGACGAGTTGACCGATAAACAAAGGCTTTTTTGTATTTATTACATCAAATATTTCAATGCTACTAAGGCTTATCAAAAAGCATATGGATGTGCTTATACAACGGCTAGAGTGGAAGGGAGTAGACATCTTGCAAATCCTAACATTATTTCAGAAATAGAACGATTAAAAGAAGAACAGCGAAATGGATTAATGCTAGATGTTAAGGACGTACTTCAAAAATACATTGACATAGCCTTTGCTGATATAACGGACTTTGTGGAGTTTGGACAACGAGAGGTTACAACAACCGACGAGTTAACAGGTGAAAAAGAAACTTATATGGCCAATCATGTTAACTTCAAAAACTCCACCGATGTTGACGGAACCATCATTACCGAAGTAAAGAAAGGTAAAGACGGTATTTCTGTTAAATTAGCTGACAAAATGAAGGCCTTAGAAATGCTGTCCAAATACTTCGACTTGTTATCTGACAACGATAAGAAACGTCTCCAGGAAGAAAAATTAAAGGCTGAAACCGAAAAGGCGAAGGCAGAAGCAGAACGGATTGCCAAAGAGAAAGAAGGTAATGCTCCACCACAAATAACAATCGTAGACGAGTGGAGTGTTGCAGATGAGTAAGCAAGTTGTCGTAAACATTCAGAAGGAAGTCAATCCACACTTTAGGTCTGTTTGGACTTCTAAGAAACCATACAACATATTGCGCGGTGGCCGTAATAGCTTTAAATCGTCTGTAATTGCGTTAAAACTTGTTTACATGATACTTCAATATATTCATAAAGGTGAAAAGGCTAATATTGTTGTGATTCGTAAGGTTGCAAACACGATAAGGCATAGTGTTTTTCTTAAAATTCAATGGGCATTAGAAAAGTTCGGCGTGTTGGAACAGTTTCAAGCGACAGTTTCCCCATTTGAAATAAGGCATACGGCAACGGGATCGGCTTTTTACTTTTATGGTTCTGATGACTTCGAAAAGCTAAAATCTAATGATATCGATGATATGATAGCTGTTTGGATTGAAGAAGCGGCGGAATTTGATTCGGAAGAAGAGTTTGACCAGCTGAATATAACGTTTATGCGTCAGAAACATCATTTAGCTGATTTTGTGTACTTCTTTTGGAGCTATAACCCACCGAGAAACCCATATCATTTCATAAATGAATGGTCAGACAAAATGAAAGGCGAGGACGATTATTTAGTTCACCATTCCAGTTACTTAGACGATGAACTAGGTTTTATCACTCAACAAATGCTAGATGATATAAACCGCATAAAAGAAAACGATTATGACTATTATCGATATATTTACTTAGGTGAACCGGTAGGCTTAGGAACTAACGTATACAATATGAATTTATTCAAGCCAATCAACGAACTTTTTGAAGACGACCCAATCATTCTAATCGACACCGCAACAGACACAGGACACCAAGTGAGTGCAACAACTCATTTAGCATTTGGGCTAACAGCAAAACGTAATGTTATCCTGCTAGACACGTATTATTACAACCCAAGTGGTAAAGCGAACAAAAAAGCTCCTAGTCAATTATCAGATGAGTTTTTCGAGTGGTACACAGAAATGCGAGAAAAGTACAAAAAACCGATTGATGTGATGACGATAGACAGCGCAGAGGGAGCGTTACGAAATCAAATATACAAAGATTACGCCATTCGTTTACATCCGGTTGTGAAGAAAAAGAAAATAGATATGATTGATAACGTTCATTCACTACTTGCGGAAGGGCGTTTTTATTATTTAGATACGGAAAATAATCAAGTATTCATCGAGGAACACAAGAAATATCAATGGGATGCGGATAGCTTAAAAACATCGAATCCGAAAACAATTGAGGTTGACGACCACACGGTCGACTGTCTTATTTATTATGTTAATGACAATCTACGGAAGTTAGGACTGAAACACTAAGGTGGTGAAACCGTGCTGAAAAAGTTCATAAACCTTCTGAGAAAGGGGGCGGAGAAAATAGGAATTGTCAAAAACATAAAAAGCATTAATGAACTTGAAGACATCGCGGTAAACGACGAGTTTTACGAATTAATTGACCAATGGAAGTCGCTATACCGTGGCTACTACCCCGATTGGCACGATGTCACATATCACACGATTGACGGACCGAAAAGCAGGCGGATGGATACAATAAACTTAGCTAAAACAGCAAGTAACGAAATGGCAAGCCTAGTTTTCAATGAGCGTTGTGAAATATCCATCGGTGATGACGATAATCCAACGGCTGAATTTGTCGATGATGTACTTGCTAAAAATAAGTTCAATAAGAAGTTCCAGGACTATTTAGAATACTCGTTTGCAATGGGCGGAATGGTTATAAAACCATACGTTGATAATGGCGAGATCAAGTTATCGTTTGTTACAGCTGATTGTTTTATACCTGTATCGTGGCAAAACGATAGCATTTATGAAGCTGTCTTTATCAACGAGTCGCAACGTGGTAAGAAGTATTACACCTTGCTTGAGTGGCATTTATGGGATAACGGAACATACGTAATTCGTAACGATCTATACGAATCTGATAAGCAAAATGAAATTGGTTATCCAGTCTCTTTATCAACACTTTATCCAGATTTAGAAGAAGAAGTACGCATCGAAAACATTAAAAAGCCCTTGTTCGTGTATTTTAAACCAAACAGCGCAAACAATTTTGATACACAATCACCGCTAGGAATTAGCTTGTATGCAAATGCACTTGACACGATGAAAGCTATTGATACAGCGTTTGATTCGTTTCATCGTGAATTTAGACTCGGAAAGAAACGTATATTTGTGCCTGATAGCATGATCCGTACCGTTTATGACGAAAAAGGGAGACCACAGCGTTATTTCGACTCTAGTGATGAAGTCTATCAAGGTTACCCTGGGGATATGGACGAAACGAAAATACATGACATAAAGGTTGAACTACGTGTCGAAGAACATATTGCAGCTATTAACGCAATGCTCAATCTGTTTGCTATGCAGACGGGCTTTTCAAGCGGGACATTTACTTTTGATGGCGAGTCTATGAAAACAGCAACAGAGGTCATTTCCGAACAGTCAAAGACATTCAAGAGTAAGCAATCACACGAAGTCATTATCGAAAGTGCATTGATTGAGTTAGTTGATATTATCCTCATCGTTGCTGATTTATACGATATTTACAGCACAAACGATGATGTTGACGTAAGAGTAGCATTTGACGATTCTGTAGCAGAAGATAAAAGCGCTGAAATAGATAAACAAATACGTTTAGTACAAGCTGAATTACAGTCGAAGAAGCGCGCAATAATGGAAATATTCGGTGTTACTGACGATGAAGCGCAATTAATAATCGAAGAAATTATCAATGAAGATAGACTTTTTAGTTCACGTGATCCAGTCGATAAAATACAAAGCGTAATGTTTGGTGAAGAAGAATGAAGCCAAAACGTCCCAAAATCACACCTGAACAATTAAATATGTTTACAGAGCCAGTAATAGACATTTACCGAGCATTAGAAGATGAAGTATTCGAGATGATCGCTAAGCGTTTAAAAACATCCAAAGACATCACAAAAGACAACGTGCTAGATTGGCAAGTTGATAAAATGAATCAGTTGAGATTGGTAAATGAAGATACAGTAAAAGCGCTATCTGAAGCGTCTGGTAAGTCAGAGAAGGAAATAAAAAAAGTTATAGAAAAAGTAAGTCGTGAAACTATCAAAAGTGTTGATGATGAATTAAAAGACATTTACGATCCACTGGAAATGCCGAGTCATATTGACAGGGTAATGGAATCATTTGTTAATCAGACTTTTAGAGAATTTGATAACTTTGTCAATCAGACGCTTATTGATACTAACTACGGACGTGGAACAGTATCTAAGATGTATCGCAAAATCGTGGAAGAAAGCACGGGAAAAGTTCTAACAGGTTTAAAAACTACGAATCAAGCAATCGCAGAAACGGTTATCGAATGGTCAAGAAAAGGCATAGACACTGCCTTTGTTGATAGAGGTGGCAACGTATGGCATTTAGAACGCTATGCCGAAACCGTCATTCGTTCAACTGTTAACCGCACTTATAACGAACTTAGAATGTCGCGAATGGAAGATTACGACATTGATTTAGTTTTAGTAAGTAGCTTACCTGATCCAAGAGAAATATGCAGCGAGATTCAAGGGAAGGTCGCTAGTATCAAAGAACCTAGTGAAAACACAAGTAAATATCCATCGATCTATGAATTTGGATATGGAACCGCATCTGGGATCCGCGGAATTAATTGCCGCCATCAATTTTTCCCGTTTGTCGATGGTGTAATGGAAAACAACCAACCGCAATACAGCGAATCCGAAATGGCTCACAACAGAGAGTTAAGGGAACGACAACGATATTTAGAACGACAAATCAGACAAGCGAAGCGTGAATTGAAATTAGCTGAAATCATCGGTGATGAAGAAACAATTCAAGCTAAAAAGAAGTTGTTACGTAATCGACAAGCTAGAATAAGAGAATTTGTAGCTGAACATGATTTAACTAGAAGATATGACAGAGAAAGAGTCATCGTATGATGGCTTTTTATTTTGTCCGTTTACTTGTTGTGGACGTTAAATAAAACAAGAGGAAAATTATCCGTAATGGAGGGTTTTAAATGCTTAAAAACAAATTTTTACCGCTAAACTTACAATTTTTTGCCGAAAATGGCGAAAGTGGTGACCAGACACCGACTGAACAATCTGGAGAGCAAGAACAAACGAACGAAACGGGTACTGCTCCCGAAAAAGCAGAGGAAAAGCTTTTCCGACAAGAAGATGTTAACAACATTGTTGCTCGTGAGGCTAAAAAAGCACAAGAAAAGTTGTTAAAAGAGCTAGGTATTGACGATTTTGACAATGCAAAAGAAGGTCTT